TAGAAAAGCTTGTATATAGCCTTCATATTGCTTTTTATTCTTTGATAAAAACTTATAACAATGAGGGAATGCTATGCGTTCTTCTCTCATTTATCAAAAGGTAAATCCTCATCTTTGATATCGATTTCCTCTCCTCCAAAGTCAAAGACGCTTGGCTTTTCTTCTGATGCTTCTTGCTGAGGTTGGTTGTTTTCCATCTCTTCCTCAACTTGATATTCAGCATCAATAAACCCATCACCGAATTGTCCTTCTTTTACCTTGCTAACGGAATTATCGTATTGTAAGCCTTCCATAACTGTTCTTGTCTCTTGCTGTTCTATTGAGATAGGAGCCGTTTTTAAAAGCTTGATAAGAACTGTTTTCTTGGCCATTTCAGTAAAGTGGTCTTTCCAAGGACCAAATACGTTTCCGTTCTTTTGGCTTTTCGTAAAGCGATCTCTATGCTTTTCTACCTGCTTACGGCTCATTACAATAAAATCAAAAGCTCCATCTTTTAATTTGTACACTGCGTAAAAATGAGTAATTTTACTTTCATCTTCTTCACCGATAGGCTTATGCTTTAAATCCTTATCTAAGCCATAGCTATATTCGAACTCGTCACCCTCATATACTTCATGGGCATATACGCTTGTAATTTCACCTGTACGCCTAGCTAAATCAATAAGGCCTCGATAACCTAGTTGAAATTGAGCTTCCATACGTTTTGTAGATCCATTGTAAAAAGGAACGATGTAAGCATGTCCTAATAGATTAGGCTCAACACCAAGTACTGAACAGTTAACCACAGCTCCTACAATTGATTCTGGAGAGCATTCCATTAGCTTAGGGTTACGACTTGCTGCGTTCATTCCGATGCGTATTAAACGCTCAGGAGTTACATGCTTTGGTGCAATAGAAGTAATTGCTTTAAATTGTTGTTTAAACATTGTAGCTAGCTGACCTTGAAAACCTGTGTCCTCCGTTTTTGCTACGTTTTTTTTTCGTTGCGCTAATTGATTTTTAACTGAATTGTTAGTTGCCAACTTTATGTCCTCCTTATTTAATTCCGAATCTACGAGATAACGAACTTGAAGCTACTTCTTCGTAAACCTCTGGATATTTTTCTTTTAATAGCTTGGCGTTAACACGTGAGCTACTAATGGTTTTCCAAGTGATTAAACGATCACTTACATATGCTACTTCGTGTTCTCCCAGTAATGATTTCAATTTATTTCCAGCTTCTTTACGACGTTCAGAAGCTTCTTTTTCTTCTGCTTTTGCTTGTTCATAATTTGAAATTAAGTCAGATGCTTCAGGAGCTAATTCAACAGGTTCTAAGCTAATATCCCCTTCTGGATACATTGCTTTTAATAAATTAGTTGAAGCTTCCGAACCATCAAATGCAGGAGGATTTTTCTTAAGCACGTGATTATTCCAAAAATCAGATTCAATCTCAATTAGATAGTTAATAATTTCTTCATCACGCTCTATTTTTTTATGAATAAATTTATTTCCACCGATTAAAACAGCAATCCACCATGCTTCATAGCCAGTGACAGCCATGTAGTGCTGACACTGAATCAAGTATTGAGCTGGAATTTCTTCCTCTTCCCAATCGCCTTTCAAATATTCACTAGCTGTTTTACATTCCAGTCCTTCTTTTTTGCCAATGATTAAACGATCTACATTAGCTAACATGAAGCTATGTTTTGGATGTTGAAGTATCGCTTGACGTTTTCGAACTTTTAAACCTGTTCGCTTAGAAAATTCTTGCGCCACGATATCTTCAAGAACATGCCCGAAATATGCTGCTTCACTACCACTACTTTCAGAAGGTGATTCGCCGATCTTATCAAGATAAACTCCAATTGGTGATTTCCATTTACTTAATCCAGCAATGGCACCAGCATCTGATCCGCCAATGCCTTTTTGTCGATGTTCTAACCATTCAGCTTCACTCATGTTGGATGTAGGTATTAAGATTTCAGCTTGCATTGATCTCACCCTCCATTTGCTTTTTATAAAGTTTTTTTATAAACTGTAAGTACCTTAAAATTCTTTAACATTTAAAGTCTGCACCTGGCCGTGCAGGCTTTTTTATTCTGCTGTAGTAAATTTGAAACCGTACTCTTCTTCCAAGTACTTTTCCAAATCTTCTTTCAAGACCACTTCACCCGTGTTATCATCCGTTACGATTTCATCGCCGATAAGAATTTCAGTTCCGAAATAATCAACTCCAGCATGTTCAGATTGAGCAACCATATTTACATAGCCTGTACGATTTACTTGAGTGATTTCAGGATGTTCTACATGCATGTTATTCACCTACTTTCTGATGCTAACTGTTCGCATCGTCATGACCAGGAAAATGAGTTGTGCCTTTACGGTTGAGGACCGATAAATAAAGGATTTTCCTGACCGTGACGACAAGAACAATGCTTGTCGCTCACCTATGTAATGTGGTATAATTTACTTGCAATCTAGTAATTCGAAACGAACAGTTAGCTACGCCATTAGCTAGCTGTTTTTTTATTTGCCCATACGTTTTGCCGAATTTTACGTTCGATATCTAAAAGTAAAACTGGATGTCCTTTCAATGCTTTACACCACTTACTGACTTCGCTTGCTTTCATCATTGGCAACTTATACATAGCTTGTCTCCTCCTTAAATTTGAGGTAACGTGGTACGATATCAACATCAAGCCCTTTGCTTTTCATATCTGCTACAATCCGTTCTACTCGACTTAGTGACTGCTTTTGGATTCTTCTCGCTGAAAGTACTGTGTCAAATGCTTCTTCCTGTAACTCCTGCATATCTGTGTTTAAATCGATTGATTCAATGACTACCCATCCAGCCTCTTCTAAATCCCTTGCTCGCTCGTAGATGCTTAAAGCTTGTACACTCACTTAACTAACCCCCTTGATCTAAAGGTCATTTCCAACTGCTGATCAATTTGCTTTAAAGAGAAACCGTACCTTTCACAAACAACAGCGAGTAGATTAAATTCAGCTGCAAGCTTTTCTGAATACTCCTTTATGAACTGTCTAACCTCTTCACGTTCAATCTCATTAGCGAACTCAGGAGGTATGTGCCAGAAATCTTTTTTCCAGTACTCTTCTGCTTCTTTTCGCTCCTTTTCAACAAGCATTCGCATTGAAGCAATGTCCCTGTGTATTCGATCTCCATTCATGTAAGGAGTTAATGAAATGCCTGCCGTTTCTTTCATGGTACCGATGTAGTATTTGAAACTATCAATGCCTCTTGCTATAAGAGGTTTTGCTTCTTTTGCAATTACACGACTTCCGCTTGCCCACTTAGAAATAGTTGATTGATCATAGCCAATTTCATTTGCAAATTCTGCCTGTGTCTTCCCTTGTTCCTTCAACATTTCTCCCAGGTTTGCTTTATTTTTCATAACTACCTCTCCCTGTCATATTCAATTGTAAGTTTCTGATATTACAGCCATATTTCGTTCCTGTTTTTATGACTGTTTACGTGTTACCCTTATGCTAGAGGACCTTTATTACATAACGTTTTCACTAAAGAAATTAGTGTTCTCTTCCACCCATTCTGTGTTACGTTCAATCCAAATTTTTAGCATGTGAGTGGTTATCTTTAAACCTCCCAAAGCTTTGGTTTTTGGGAAACCTTGGCGTCTAGTTAGGATATAAACTTGACTTTCGCTGATTCCTAAGAATTCAGCTGTTTGTTTAACAGACATAAGTGGCGGACGATTATTCCAAACATCGTGTGCTGAAGTAGCTGCATCCAAGCTTTTAGTTAAGCGTTGTTCCAAATATTCTAGTCGTTCCATAATCGGCGCCATGTCGATGGAGACACTGATTGAATTATCCATTTGCGAATACCACCTTTTTGTTTGATTGATTTAATAGATTCTTGTACAAGATAAATACTTAACCCCAAGATAAAGATGTTGGATGTTGTCACTACGAACCAATATGTGAGTAACTCTTGCCAGGTCATCTTTTAAGATCGCCTCCTAGCTCTAACTCAGCATACAGTAACGAAGTGTTACTATTTTCTTCAAAAAAAATGGTCCAACTAAATCCAAGTGTATTTGCTATTGATTTAGCAACTTTCACACTAGGCTTTCGGTTACCTGATTCAATCATTGTGTAATAGGCACGTTCTATATTAGCCTGCTTTGCCACATCTGAATGGGTTAAATTTTTTTCATTTCGAATTACTTTTAGCCATTCCCTCATCCACTCAACCCCTTTCTGGTTGTTTTAGTAACGAAGTGTTACCTCGAGTATAGTATCGTTATGTTACTTTGTCAACGCATAAAATAAAAAAAAGTTTCGATTTGTTACATTTAGTTTAAAGTAACTATCCGTTACATTAAAATGAAACTATCGAAAGGAGTGAAATTAATGTTTTCTGTACGTTTAACATCTCTACGAAAAAAGAAAAACGTTACACAGCAAAAGGTAGCTGAGTACTTAGGGATAACACGTCCTGCTTATACAGCATATGAGCAAGGTAAAAGACAACCTGATTATGAAACGCTGACTAAGATAGCTGACTTCTTCGATGTGACGGTAGATTATCTTATTGGTCGTACTGGTGATCCTCAAGGAGATTCCATTAAAGAAGATGACGATAAAGTTCTTGATGGATTTTGGGGTTATGACTTAAAAGGATTATCTGAAGAAGAGATTCAAGAATTAAAACGACAAATACGAAAAGAAATTGAATTTTATCTCTGGCAAAAAGAACAAGACGCAAGGAAATAATTCTTCGAACAAATTACATATGCGTCTTCTTCTTGTTATATTGTTGTTATTAATAAATGCTGTTATTAATATAGATTGAGAAAGTGATCGTGATGTGAGTGGGAAAGTGATTGAGATTTTCATTTTCTGAAACCTCTGAATCCCTTGGTACATAAGGCTTCTAAGGATTTAAGTGATTGAGAAAGTGATCGTGATGTGAGTGAGTTCTTGTTTGTGCTAAAGTGCTCTATTTTTTTACTGAAAATAAGAACGTACTTTCTCATATCACGCTACTTTTTAAGGAGGGTTTTAAGTGGATTTGGAATATGTACCTACCCATTTAGAGGAGTGGATTTCGAACGAATATATAAAAAGGAATGTTCTATATCCTGAAGATTTAACAATACCAAACCTCTCTAAAAGATTTGATTTTTTAGTTCGTACTCATCCAAGAGATTCTGCTTCTGGTGAATGGGCTGGGATCCATTTAATACACCTAGACAATAGAATTGATCATTTAAAGCAAAAGGAGAATTTTTATCATGAATTATGTCATGTACTAAGACATGTTTACACTCAGGATAAGATGCCTCAAATGTTTTTTGAATTGCAAGAATATGAAGCTCGAAACTTTGTTAAATATGCTGCCATTCCTTATCATATGCTAATGTATTTAAAACGTGGTGAACATTCTTTAAAGCATGCTTCAGAATTATTTGGAGTACCCATTGAAGTGTGTGAAGCAAGATTGAATGCAATAAAAGCTCGACAAGCATATAAGAGGAGTCAACTGTTTAGACCTTTATTGCCTGCTATGTCAAAATGTTAAGCAATTATTTTTTTAAGCTTTTTTACTGGGAAAATATCTTAGAATTTTATTTTTTTGAGATATTAATAGTTAAATATAAGGAGTGTATACAATGGGCCAAAAGAATGATTCAAATAAAAAGAAAGAATCCGAAAGTGCATTATTCCAAAGATTGATAAGAGAAAAACATCCTGATAATTGGTTAGTTGATCCAATTAGTATAGGAGAAAAAGCTAATACAGGTGAGTGTGGAGCTTTTCTGGAAGATGAAGTTATTATTTATAAACTCATGGATAATAAAAAAATCATAAAAACTGGAGAGTTGATCTGGCCAGTAGAAAAGCATGGTACGGTAGATCATTTTGCCTTTAAATCTATTTTCGCTATAGATGGAGTAACTTTTGTTACAGGTAGCCGAGGAAAAGATATTCAAAAATTTCTGGAAGGAGAAAAGAAAAATACTTTTACTAAAGTGCCTCGAAAATTTTATCAAAAAATATTAGGGTTTCGCTCTAAAAAACGTTGGAAACAAATCACGGCTAGTTTAATTTACTTATTCATAATTTCTTTTATTATAGGCCTCTTTAATGGCGAAGATGAAACTTCTACAAGTGTTCCTGCAACTAAAAATACAACAACTGAAACTGCTTCATCAACAAATAATGTTTCTGTGGAAAAGAAAGATAAGGAACCTAAAACAGTAAAGAAAATTGATCCTAATAAGCCTGTAACGTTTAAAAATGGCGATTATACAGTAGATGAGGACATTTTACCTGGTAATTATATTGCTTCTACCAAAGATAAAGTAGGTGGAAATTTCGTAGTTTACAGAAAAGGAAACTCAAATGCTATTGTTAATGAAATACTGGGTACCGAGTTAGAGCCTCCTCTTATGTATAACGACTTAGATATTAAGTTAAAAAAGGGCGATACAATAAAATTAAAAAGTTTTGAAACAAGTGTAGTCTTCACCCCGATCTCTGATGAAGAACTTAAAAAGAGAACAGCTGAAGAAGAAGCATCAAAGGAAGAGCAAGCTAGAAAGGCAGAAGAAGCTAAGCAACAGGCCGAAGCAGAAGAAGCAAAACGTAAAGCTGAGCAAGAAGCCCAGGCTGCTGCTGAAGCAAAACGTAAAGCTGAACAACAAGCCGCGGCAGACAAAGCTGCTCAGGAAGCATCACAATCTACTAATACAAACGTTTTTTATGCAAATTGTAGTGAAGTAGAAGCTGCAGGTGCTGCTCCAATTAGTCAAGGTCAACCGGGTTACTCTAGAAAGCTTGATCGTGATGGAGATGGCATTGCTTGTGACCAATAATAATTAAGAGAATTGCCCTA